CGGATCTAAGAGATATCTGTATCAGGATAACGAACGAGTGGCACATATCCATGTAGTAAATGGCGCTTATTACTTTCACGGGCATATTGTTCCAGGTTGGCAAGGCGTGAAAAAGACATTTGATACAGCGGAAGAGCTCGAAATATATATAAAGCAACATGGTTTGGAATATGAGGAACAGAAGCAACTAAATTTATTTTAAGGAGATGTAAAAATGAAAATCAAAGTTAAAAAAGAAATGAGACTGGATGAATTAATTAAGTGGGCGCGAGAAAATCCGGAGCTATCAAAAGGAAAAATTTTTCTTGCAAAAGTTTTTAGTAATGGATTCGTTCGTTTTCAACGAAATACAAATACGTGTTCGATATCAAGTTTTATTCCAATTGATACTCCTTTCATAGTTGAAGTTGAAGAGGAAATCACAGAAGATACAGTATTTGATAGGTTGTTTGAAGTGTACGAGCTTCAAGAGGGAGCCTATATGTCAGCGTTACACACAAGTATTAGTATCAAAGAACGTTTAGAGAACACGTCTTTCCCTACCAAAGCATTCTATATCTTAAACGATGACATGACGATGACATTGATTTGGAAAGATGGGGAGTTGGTAGAATGATGCAAACCTATAAAGTAAGTCTTTGTATCAAGTTCTTAGCGTCTAAATGTAATTATAAATTAAAAAAGCATTATTTTGTGCAAAGTACGAATGAGGAAGAAGCCACGAATACGGTATTAAAACTGACTCGTAAAAAGCTCCCGTTCCAAACTGCAAGCATAGAGGTCGAAAAAGTGGAGGTAGTAGTATGATGCCGAAATATCGAGTGTGGGACGAATATACAGGAAGAATACACGATGTTGTAGGATTCGACTTCATTGAGACTGAAGTTCACTATGAAAACTACGCGGAAGCAGAAGCTTTAATACATGCAAGAGATTTTAAAGATGTAGAACTTATGCAAAGTACAGGACTTAAAGACAAAAACAACAACGAAATATATGCGGGAGATATAGTTGAGTTTGAAGATGAAATATTAGAGATGCCAGACGATGAATCTGTAATAGGAACAATTAATAGAGCAGTAATATCTATTGATGTTGTAAATGGTATTCAATTAAAAGATTTTATGTTTGAGGGCGCAGTCTCCGAAAATGATTACTTTGAGTATATAGACATAAAATCCTTCCTTAGATATGACTGTGAGGTTAAAGGCAACATATTTGAATCATCACATTTATTGGAGGTAACAGAATGAACTATGAAACAGGGTTCCAACTAGGTGTAATGGACGCTAGGTTGAAGAAGATGAGAAAACAACGTGATGAGTACAAGAAGCAACGAGATGAGCTTATTGGGGATATAGCGGAAGTTAAGAGAAAAGCAAAAGCATTTGATGAGATAGATAATCTGATTTATGAAGTGTTCGAAATGATGAATTGCTTTAAATTCAGTTTTATCAATGAAAATAAAGAGCTTATCCTCGATAGCGAATCAAATATTTTCTTTTCACTAAAAGATTGCGCTAACAAATTAGATTTAGTTGTTAAATTTATTCATTGGGTTAGCAGATCTTGTATTGAAAATATGTCTCCTGAAAGAACACAGGTTTTTTTACAAACAGGTTTCGAACTTTATATTGGCAAACATTTAACAAAAAAGGATTACGAATACATGTATACATGCTTTGGTAACGGATTAAATAGTGATGGCGCATATAGTTATGCCAGAAGATTATTAAATATTCCGGAGGGGATACAATGACACGACCTACTAGAGAGGAATTGTTAAGTTACTTTAAAAAATATGGAGTAGAGAGAGTAAACTCTATTACTGGCGAAGAAAGTGCAATACATTATTTTAGAACAAAGGCGTTTTACTATAGAGAAGAAAACAAAAAACTTTCTGAAAATATCGATAAACTAGAAAAACGCAACAAAGAGTTGGAGAACATGTGGCGCACGCTTAAAAATGAATTGTTTGGAAGATACGAATTTTACCGTTTTAGACTTAGCGAACTACAGATTGAGAGCAGAGCGAACAAGGAAGTAGCTATATATAGAAGAGCTGAAATCAACTTAAGTGTTATATTGTGCCGAATGGACAAACTAGACGGAACAAATGAGTTCTACGAATTTTTAGATCAAATGGAGGACAACGATAATGAATAACACATTAACAATCGATCAGTTACAAGAGTTATTACAAATACAAAAGGAGTTCGACGATAGAATACCGACGCTAAACTTAGGAGATAGCAAAATTGCATATGTAGTTGAATTCTTTGAATGGTTTAATACATTGGAAACGTTTAAGAACTGGAAGAAGAAACCAGGTAAGCCGTTAGATGTTCAGTTAGATGAGTTGGCGGATATGTTGGCGTTTGGTTTGAGTATTGCGAATCAAGTAGGAGTGTCATCAGAAGAGATAAAAGAAGCGATTGAATCAAGTTTTAAAGATACAGAATTTCACAAAATGTTTAATTTTAAAGATAAAGAATTTGCTCAAGGCGCAGTTGTTAGTACACCACAGATAATATTCAAAGAATTTTATCCCGACCAATTGGCAATTGTGATAGCGATAGACATAGCTTACAACTTATATACTATCGACCAACTCATTGACGCATACAAAAAGAAAATGAAAAGGAACCACGAAAGACAAGATGGAACAGCAGACGCAGGAAAAGGATACGTGTAAAGACATCTTATATCGAGTCAAGGAGGTTTTGGGGAAGTGACACAATACTTAGTCACGACATTCAAAGATTCAACAGGACGCAAGCATACACACATAACTCGAGCTAAGAGCAATCAAAGGTTTATAGTTGTTGAGGCAGAGAGTAAAGAAGAAGCGAAAGAGAAGTACGAGGCGCAAGTTAAAAGAGATGCAGTTATTAAATTAGGTCAGTTGTTTGAAAATATAAGGGAGTGTGGGAAATGATTAAACAAATACTAAGACTATTATTCTTACTAGCGATGTATGAGCTAGGTAAGTATGTAACTGAGCAAGTATATATTATGATGACGGCTAATGATGATGTAGAGGCGCCGAGTGATTACGTCTTTCGAGCGGAGGTAAGTGAGTGATGTGGATTACTATGACTATTGTATTTGCTATATTGCTATTAGTTTGTATCAGTATTAATAGTAATCGTGCAAGAGAGATACAAGCACTCAGATATATGAATGATTATCTACTTGATGAAGTAATTAAAACTAAAGGATACAACGGGTTAGAAGAATACAGGATTGAATTGAAGCGAATGAATAACGATATTAAAAAGTAATTTATATTATCGGAGGTATTGCATTGAATGATAAAGATTGAGAAACATGATATCAAAAAGCTTGAAGAATACATTCAGCACATCGATAACTATCGAAGAGAGTTGAAGATGCGAGAATATGAATTACTTGAAAGTCATGAACCAGATAATGCAGGAGCTAGCAAAAGTAATTTGCCAGGTAATCCGATTGAACGATGTGCAATAAAGAAGTTTAGTGATAACAGATACAATACATTAAGAAATATAGTTAATGGTGTAGATAGACTGATAGATGAGAGCGATGAGGATACGCTTGAGTTATTAAGGTTTAGATATTGGGATTGTCCTATTGGTTGTTATGAGTGGGAAGATATCGCGCATTACTTTGGTACAAGTAAGACAAGTATATTGCGTAGAAGAAATGCACTGATCGATAAGTTAGCGAAGTATATTGGTTATGTGTAGCGGACTTTCACCCTATGTAAGTCCGCATTAAAACAGTTTATTATGTTAGTATCAGATTAATATTTAAAGTTATTAAATGCTAATACAACGCATGAACAAGAGGCGCATCACTATGTGATGTGTCTTTTTATTTATGAGGTATGAACATGTTCAAACTAATTGTAAATACATTACTACACATCAAGTATAGATGCGTCTTGATACTACTTAAGTTATATAAGGTGAAACATTATGATGACTAAAGACGAACGTATACGATTCTATAAGTCTAAAGAATGGCAAACAACAAGAAAAAGAGTGCTAGAAAGAGATAATTATGAATGTCAACAATGTAAGCGAGACGGCAAGTTAACGACATATGACAAAAGCAAGCGTAAGTCGTTGGATGTAGATCATATATTATCGCTAGAACATCATCCGGAGTTTGCTCATGACTTAAACAATTTAGAAACACTGTGTATTAAATGTCACAACAAAAAAGAAAAGAGATTTATAAAAAAAGAAAATAAATGGAAAGATGAAAAATGGTAAATACCCCCGGGTCAAAAAAATCGAAAGTGATCAAAACGCTTGGGGAACGGGCAGGGGCTCGACTTCGCGATAATTTTAAAAATCCATGTATAACCCCCCTCTTATAACCATTTTAAGGCAGGTGATGAAATGGAGATTATAGTTGATGAAAACTTAGTGCTTAAAGAAAAAGAAAGGCTGCAAGTATTATATAAAGACATACCTAGCAATAAATTAAAAGTAGTTGATGGTTTAATTATTCAAGCAGCAAGGCTACGTGTAATGCTTGATTACATGTGGGAAGACATAAAAGAAAAAGGTGACTATGATTTATTTACTCAATCTGAAAAGGCGCCACCATATGAAAGGGAAAGACCAGTAGCCAAACTATTTAATGCTAGAGATGCTGCATATCAAAAAATAATCAAACAATTATCGGATTTATTGCCCGAAGAGAAAGAAGACACAGAAACGCCATCTGATGATTACCTATGATTAGTAATAAATACGTTGATGAATATATAAATTTGTGGAAACAAGGAAAGATAATTTTAAATAAAGAAAGAATTGATCTCTTTAATTATCTACAAAAACATATATATTCACGAGATGATGTATATTTTGATGAACAGAAAATCGAGGATTGTATCAAATTTATTGAAAAATGGTATTTTCCAA